CAAGCGTAGTTAGCCACTGCTAGTGTGACTTTCTCCGACAAATCCACATTCATAGCTTTTGGGTAAAAATTATCTGCGATATCGTAGGCGACGCTCATTAGAGGGCCATTAATTATGACACTCGGGAAATTCGTTATCGGGTCCAATTGTCCTGATCGTAAGGTGTATATTTGATAGCTGCTGAAGGCGTTTGAGGTGTATGTATGGAATAGAACGTCCCTACTTATTTTCTCACCATCGATCAGCGTAGTCTCTGTGGCTACGGGAGACGTAGTCATCACTGGCACGTACTGTTCGTACGTCTCGCCTGCTATGTGCTGGATCCACATGCTATCTATCCCTTGAACCACTTGGAACTGTCCCCCAGCTACGAACTCACCGTGAGTATCGAAATTAGGGTAGATATTGTGGGCTATGTAGTTATTCTTCGGCTTGTTGTGGATGAAGAAGGCTCTGACATCATGGTGGTAGAAACTATCGACTGATATGAACCACGCGTTAGGGAAGGTCTTTGTGAGATCGGTTGTTCTTGTTACTGGTACATAGCGGATAAATTTCGAAAAGGGAGAGTCATAAAAAGCTTCTTGTGTAGGGTTCAGGGGTAGGCTAGGTATCACTAATCCGAACGACATCTTCAGGTAACCCATAGAAAGTAACCTTGTCCACCGAGTAGGGCTCCCCCCGACGTCTATTATGATCCGGTCTTCTAACGGGGTGTTGCAGCGCTCCCATTGTCCCATTATTCTCTCTAGCATGTAATAGTACGAGTACTGGGTTAACATTGCTAGATAGGGGTGCGAGTGAAACTCTCTGTTCTGGCGTGGTTTCCAATCTTTGCTGGACCAGCTTTCTATCTCCATCTTTTCGACAGTGTAGATCCCGTTTTGTTCTCGTAGCGCGTCTTTCTTTGTGGAATGCAGGGTGTAGCTTAATGCCTTGCTGGCCAAGGTGTACAATTCTTTCGTGGGTAGGGGAAAGGACAAGGTGGGAGCATCGGCCGTGTAGACAAACCGCAGTTCTGTTTCCTCCCCGGAGGCTGCTATTAGCTTGTATATGGTGTGGACCTCGGGTAGTGGGCTATTTGGTGGTATGGTCGGGGGTACACCCAAAGTCTGTGCTTCTTGACGCGATACTATGGTACGGCATTTATCTAGGGTATAATCACAATCCGGATTTGCTACTCTAGAAATTGAGTACACCACAGCTAGAGCTAGCTCGGTGTATGAATTGATGATTTCTGCCGTCTTAGTGAAACACATATACACATTTTGGGCTTCCGGCCGTAATTGGATATGGTCGTATCGGTATGCGTCTTCTATTATGGGTGTGGTTCTTGAATAGGAGTCTTGTTGTGGATGCCTGCACATACTCCAGTACGATGGGGGCAGGACTACTTTGTCGGAGATCATGGGTACGAGTAGGTCGTAAGGGTAAGCTTGTGGTCGGTCGACCCATACTGCTACGGTTGCGGTAGGCGGAGAATAATTGAGGTAGCCTATGTTACGATCCCAAGCTTCTGCGAATTCTACCTTCATACTCCTCAGATGGATATAGTCCGTGATCTCCATTACTGCATCCAGCCCCAATAGTCTGAAGTATTCTTGCGACAGTGGACTGGTGTTGTTTTGTGGAAGGCC